CTGCCCAAAGTTAAATGTGTTAGGACCACCACCAGATTCTGTATCAAAGGCAAAACTATATGGACCGGGAACAGCGGTAAATGCTTGTCCTTGATCTGCACCATTCTTATGAAAATTAATTGAACCTGTGTCAGTGTCTATTTCAATACCAATTACATCTCCAGAGGTATAGGTAGCACCATAAGAAGCACCAGTGCCATTATTTACTTTATTGCCGCTATCATAGGCATATCCGTAGGTGTTACTATCTTGCCCTAGATATCTATTAGTAGAGGATGGTGGATCACCACTTAAAACACCGACACTGAAGTTTGAAGAGTCTGCGCCCATTAATACTTCTGCAAAATAAATACCTGTATTTTCCTGCATCCTAAATCCACTAAAGTTACTATATGCCTGTTGAAAACCAGAAGCAGACCTAACTCCAGTTAAGTTACCTTTAGACAATGTTACAGGTGTAGCACCATTAGATATTACAGGATCAATTGTTGCAAAGTTTGAAGAAGGTGTATCTATAAACTGATTTGTAGCATCTAGTACGCCATTTTCAGTCCAATCTCTGTTTTTTCCAGAGTCATCTTCTCCATAGTCACTGTTGTTAGAGAAATCAAGGTAAAAGCCACAGTTGCCAAAACCATCAGTCAATGCATTAATTGCTGTAGTAACTGTTGAGGAGGATTTTGCAACCCAACGGTTTGTGCTTGTGTCAAGTTGTCCAAAGACAGAAGCATCTAATTGCTCACCATCTACCATATAATATTCAGCATAGTACATATCAGAATGATCTATAGCTCTAGTATTATCTGGATGACAACCAATAATTTGTTCTGTTGATGCTTTGTTGATAAAAGCCTCATTAGTCATATTATTTACTGGATAAGTGGTCGCAGCAAGGTCTGTTTGTCTTACACCATTAACATAGATTTTTACTCTATCTGCTTCTGTGCTTCCATCAGTGTAGTCAAGCGCAACTACTACATGTACCCACTGAGAAGGATCAGCTAAAAATGCACCAGTAGTCATTACATGGGCATTTGAATTACTACCATCTCTTGTTAAATATTGAATTTGGCCTGATGCATTGCTGTATATTCTCTCACTAGTATCTGAGCTAGAACCTTTTCCAACCATGATAAAATTTTCTCTTACTGACCATGGCTTTAACCAAACGGAAATTGTTTTTTTCTGTACATTAGTAGGAGTTGTAGAAACAGAAGATGCAATAGTAAGACGATCTTGGTCATCTTTGTTCAAAACTAATGACTGAGAAATTGTTCCTACATCAGTAAACGGAACAAAGTCTCCTACTCTCTGACCAGTGCCATTACCTTCGTAGATAGTAGCATCAAAATAGTCTATTCCTTGATAGTCTGGTGCTGGCAGATCAGCAGTATTTAGACTTTTTAAACTTGTAATAGTTGAGTAACTGTTCGTGAAAGATGATTGTCCGCTGTTATATTCTACCGTTGAAGAAGTTGGGTTGTGTTGAAAAGCGTAAAAATTAAACACCTCACCAGCAGTACGCCTTACAAAACTACTAACCAGTGCAGCGTTGGTGGTTGTTCCTGCTTGAATTTCAGATTGAGTTGCCCCTCCAAGCAGAGTGCCATTTACAGCAAAGTAAACTGCACCTACATCGCAATTTACAATTACATCAACAACATCGCCATTGCTTAGTGCGCTAGTATAGCTGTTGTTAAAATTGCCATCAATAACCAGCGCACCACTTCCGAGCAATCCTACATCACCTCTGCCAGCAATAGAATCAGCACTGGTATGATAAGAGCCAGCGGTATGGCTACTGCCTGTAATACCGCAACCGCCATCTCCAATTGTGCTAAAGGTAAATTGCGCTCTGATAATATTACTGCCACTCATCACAAATGGCACTGTAGTTTTTACCGACGTATTAGAACTATTCAGAACATTTTTAGTGTTGCCTTCTGATAATGTGAACGTACCGGGATAGCTGTTGTCAGCGTGTGCTAGTGGGTTAAACACTGAATAAACCTTACTAGGCGTATGTACTGATTGATTAGCACTACCCATACTGGTCGAGGTAAAATTGTTACCGTAGCTGCTGGTATCCAACCCCAGCGCATTTGATGCAGTCGGATCAGCCGGGTCGTAATCTAAGAGAAAAGAATTGTCACTACCTGCGTCTACAAGCGTTTTAATTTCACTATGCTTTTTAGGTATAAACTGAGAACCATTAGTTCCGAATGTATATGTGTCTAAAAAATCTGTTATAGCAAAGTCACCCTGTTGAATTGACTTGCTACCAATCATAAAACTTTGTGCAAGATAGCCTTCAAAAGCGCCGTTTTCGTAACTGTCACCAACCTCATGGATTTGAGCGGTGTTAAATTCGTAAGCATGATTTACAGAAGGTTGCGTACCAGAAAATATTACCTCTTCACCGTTTATAAATAGTCGTACCCTGTTGCTTGATACAGCCTGTGTGGTATCAACACTGAGCAGAAGATGATACCACCCAATGTCTCTGTACAGATTAGGCGTACTTAAAATTGCTGAACCAGCTTCGGTTTGAAAATAAATTTTGTCGTCGTTGCTGTGCCGCAATGAAGTGTACGTACCACTACCATTTCCAGCGCAGAATAATGCACCAGTAACACCAAATTCAGTTAATTGAAACCAAGTACCTAATGTGAACTCTTTTCCATCTTCATCATCAAAGTCACTTGCTGCCCTTGTAAAACCATCGGCTGATCCGTCTAGCCAAACTGATTTTTCAATTACAGTTGTGTCAAATGGCGCTACGCCACTAGACGCCATAAAAAATGATGCGGGAGATGTTACCATTTAAGCAAAAGCCTTCTGTGGAGCGCCAAGCTGAATGCTGCCAGCAGCCTTTACAAAGTAAGGGACAACATCAACTGCACTTGCTGCTGTACTCAAAGTTATCCCGGCACCAGCAGGAGTCTCATAATCAGTTCCAAGGCTGAGAGTGCGAGAACCAGTTCCATCTTGGATAAAAACCATAATACCAGACTGACCAACAGCTTCCGTTGATGGATTGTCAAGCGTCACATTGCCCGTGAGTGTCAAAACAAAATTCTGATTGGCTTGAAAATCCAACGTCACATTTCCAGAGTTAGACGTATCAGTAAGGGTAGAGCCAACAGCAGACTTGCTAAAGGTGACCGTCTGGTTTTGATCGATGGTTATTGCTGGGGTAGTGCCAACTGTAGAACCAGAACCAACTAGCAAGCTGTCTGCGCTATCGTCTAGGCCAATGTAATAATCCTGAGCATTACCATCGAATACAACCTTTGTATCCACTTCTGCCCCATCGCCAACGGTAACAGAATCATCATCAAGCGTTAAGATAGAGTTGGTGCCAACAGTCGATCCCACACCCACCACAAGCTTATCAGCGCTGTCATCTAGACCCATGTAAAAGTCTTTGGCATTACCATCGTAAACAAGCTTTGTGTCTTCTTCGCCACCATCTCCAATGGTTAGGCTAGGCGTGGTGCCCTTCAAGCTCATCGTTTGTGCTACGATGTCTCCAGTCGTACTGGATGCAGCTTGGCCTACCCCGATACTCTCAGCAAACTTGATATCTAAGTTTTCATCAATCTCCACCGCTGGCGTTGTTCCAACAGCAGAGCCCTTACCGATAACCAAGTCATCAGCGCTATCGTCCAATCCGATATAAAAATCTTGAGCATTTCCATCGAATACGATTTTTGTGTCTTCCGCCGCACCGCTACCCACGGTGACACTGGCTCCAGTCGTAAAGCTACCCGCTACTGACAAATCGGTGAATACATCAAAAACCGCTGCACCAGAACCAGCGCCGTCCGTAACAACAGCCTTAACCCCGCCATTTGGAATAGTAACAGTAGCGCCTGAACCCTGTTTAATTGTTATTGACTGACTGCCGGTGGTTGCATTCTCAATAACCCATATTTTTGATACGGTGTTAGGAGCTAAAGTTACTTCTCTCGTTGCCGACAGGGTTGTGGAGGTTATTTTTAAGTAGAATGACCGCGCTTCATCCGTAGAACCATCAGCTATAGTAATCGTTGTATTAGCATCAGAACCAAGGTTTTCGGTTCCCATGCTAAAAGCTTCACCGATCAACTCAAGATTGGTATTGGTTTTAGTTCCCCAAGTTCCAGAGTTGGCCCCTGTTGCCATCTCTTCTAGGCGAAGGTCATTTACATATGTACTAGTCATTTAACTCTCCTAAGCTGTTTGAGGTTAAATTTAACCTCAACTAAGCAGCTATCCTTTGGTAATTAGCATTCTGATTTGGCCCAACCTCGCTCCAAACATTAGCCTGTGACGTTTGTCCGGTGGCAGACACACCCGTCACTGGAACAGTAATTGGCAGCGCGATTATTGTGCCGCCATCGACTTGACCAGTACCCGACAAACCAGTGACAGCAACGCCTACGCCTTCACCAATAGTAACGCTGCCAACACCGCCCGTACCGGCAACACCTGTAGCTTCAACGGGGGCGGGGGCATTCCAAGCACCACTTCCCCAACTTCCTCGACCCCATCCCGCTAAAGACATACCTTACACCTATGCTATTCTAATAATAGCATTCGACGCATCAGCAGCGGGGAACTGAACCGTAAAATCTCCAGATGAGCTACTTTTATCAGAGCCAAAATCCAAAACAACGATACTTGGGTCTCCGCTTGCTGAGTCATTATATATCAAAGCACCGCGAGCCGTTATAGTAGACGAACTAAATGTGAGATCAGCAAAATCAGTGAAGCCCGTTGTACCACTACTCGTGGGGTCTACCCTCGTAAGAGTACCGCCACCCGCGCTGTAACCAGTTCCACTAACCTCATTACTGGTCGTATACGCTGTCGTTGCAGCCGTAAAACTTGCAGAATTGGTATACATGGCAAGCTTAAAGGTGCTGCCCCCACTGTTTTTAAAATTGTGTACAGCTTCTAAAATCTCCTTTTTAAAAGAAGTACACATAAAATTCCCGCTAAAAGCCATTACACTCTCCTCAAGAGATTCGCGAGATCATCATAACCACCAGAAGAAGCGACATGAACGCAACGATCTCGCTCTGCCCTCATAGCTTCTTTAATATAACCCAAAATCAAATTTTCTACACGAACTTTAAAGACCTTTGCCTGATCTCTAATTTCAGGAGGGGCGTCCTCAGATACATGCACCAGCTTGCGACAACATAAGTCAGCTATTTGTTCAGCGGACAAACCGCCATTTGAACTTGTTTGAACGAATACTGACGGCACCTCTCCAGTAGATAATGAGTCAGAAATCATGCTGTTCGCCTCATGGTATTGCGATAAGAGTCCATATTGACATCAGCAGCACCATATCTTTGCAGCGATTGCAGTGCAGCAGTATAACGATTGTTATACATCGTCATGATGTCATTTTCACCCTTTAGATATGTATAAGCCTCTACCAACGTAGCGTACAACAGCGCAGCTTCAGCATTGTCACCAAACCAACTGTTAGCATTTGTAGACGAAAGCGTATCTGGCTGAAACTTGTAATGAAGCTCAACGGAGTAGTCCTGATCTGGAGCGGGGCCTACGATAAAAAACTCTTCATCAAAGTTACCGTAGTGAGTAGGAAGACCCGTATCATCAGCATCAGGGAATGCTTCGCGTATAAAAGAAACATCTTTGGGCAGTAAATATTTGTATACATTTCCAGTTTGAATAACCGCCAACGAATACACTTTAAACAGATCACTCGGTTTCTGTAGATATGTATTGCTCGTTGTCATGGTGCCTGTGACGTTCTTGTGAAAGTCAGGCACATCAATATCAAAAAACAGACGATTTTCAGCCTGTGCAATGAAGGTATCTATGTTTGTGACAAAAGAGGTTTCACTGCTTTGTGTGTAATCCTGAATGGCCGTTTTAAGTTGAGTGTAATTCATAACAGAACCTCAATTCGGCAATTCAGAATAACCATTGAAATCGTTTATTTGCAAAAGCAAGGAAATGTACTTTCCAAACCACATAGCATGATCAAGATCAGACATACCCGCAAACTCTACGATAACCTTTGCATTTTCGTGATCAGCGCCGTCAACGCTAACAAAATAAAAAACATCTTTGTCAGCAGCAGCTTTTTGCATCAAAGATATATCTTCACTAAACACAGACATCATACTGACACCGTTACAGTTCCAACAGCACCAGTGGCCTGTAAACTATCCTCAGTTGAGAATCCATAAGCCTCAGATAGAATGTTTCTATCCCCAACCGGGTTCCAATTGGCAGATGCATTTGAAGAAGAATCAAGTCTATTATCTGGACGAGCGCCCCTCAATGCCTGAAAGTCGTCAACAGGAAACCTGCCTAAAAAATTTTGGGGATGATCTGGGTCTAGCATATCACGGCCCACACGCAATCCAGTGTTCTTACCGTCCTGCACTTCATACACCAAGTCTTTCAACTTGTACGTGAAGCCACTACGATCACATATACCCAGAGCATACTTACCAGCAGCGTAAGACATTATATGTTATACCCTCCCGGTGTAATTCTAATACCCGCCTTCACACGATCTTCACCAGCAGCAAAGTCAAACTGCTCATCATAAATCTGTTTAAGACCTGATGTCCTTTCTTGAGTTTCAGGATTTTTCATAGAAACATAATAAGCAAGACCAGCGGTTAACGCTGGGAGCCAACGCTCAGGGGCGTCATAGTTATTCGTCCCCTTTGTGCCTACATCTTGAATTCTCTTAATCCTAAGAAAGGCCAAAGTATATGTTTCTGTGCTATCCGGGACCGGCCACAAAGTGAATTGTGGTGAATTTGTCCTTTGGATATAAATCTGCAACGGTTTCCCAGAAGTAAGCTTGTTAGGAATGTTAGCAAATGTTGACGGGCTAATTCTTGTTAAATTTGAATCTGACTGATTACTTGTGCTACCAGCATTAGTCCTAATGTGATGCTCAATAAAATCAATCGTACCCGCAGGGAAGCTATAGGTGGCGGTTCCAGCGGTCAGAGCAAGAGTTCCCTCTTCGATAGTCCAGAGATTTACACCACGATTGATCCACTCAAGAGACATGAGATCAAGACTGCGACGAGCCGTTTTTAGCTCGTAGCCGCCACGCATCTCCATTCCAGCCCTCTCGTAGGCTTCTTCGCAGATATCTAGGATATCTAAAGTAAAATCTGATGTACCGCTGGTTGCCATCTAATTACTTCTTTTTCATTTTGCTTCCGCCGCGCATCATTGTTTTTTTCATGCCGCCGCGAGCCATAACTTTCTTTTTGCCGTTGCCGTTTTTCTTGGCTTTTTTCTTAGCCATCATTTTCTTACCCATTGCCATCGCAAGGTCTCCTTCTATCCAAAACCATGGTTTGATAAAGATGATCTGAAAAATGATTATAGTACCCAATCCCTTCCAGCGCTACACTTGCTTTATTTAGTGCAGACAGAGACTGAATAAAAACCATCATGTAATCATCAAGGGACGACTCCCAATTATTGTCAGTTAAAAACTCCTCACTATCCTCTGACGGCGGATAATTAGGGTGAAACAACATCAAGTGAATATCTTTTTCAACATTCCTCCTGTTCCACAACGTAGTCCAGCGCTCCCACAAATCCTGACGACCAAGGTTAAAATTAACCCATATCAATATGTCTGTGGTGGCTGGATCATACCAAGATATCGCCTCTTTCAAGTCTAAAACGTCTTCTCCCACAAGGGTTTGCACTCGACCATCAGACCAAGATTTTTTTGCGTAAGGACAAGCTGGAAGCCCAGAGAGGTGCGGGTTCGGTATTTCTAGCACAGAGCTAGACCAATCTTTCAACTCCTCCCTAATGACGTTGTTGGTCACATTCACTTCTTTTTACGCCTACTAGATGGTTTAGACTTTTTTAACTTTTTAAAGTCTGCCCCGGTAATTTTATTCCTTGGGGGAGCAACTCTAGCGAGCTTTTTTTGCCTTGAGCTAAGTTTCTTTGCTGGCATTTTTTTACCGCCCTTCAATTGACTGCCCATTTGACTTCTGGATATAGACATCACTTACGATGCCTTGCCGTCTTTTTGGCTATTTTCTTGGGCTGCTTTACGTGTTGTTTTCCGGCAGCAGTCCCCCGGCGCTTTGCTCGCGTGGTCGCTGCATACTCCTGAGGGGATAGAGATTTGATGGCCTTCTCCGGTAAGTATCTTTCCCCCGTTTTCCCAGAAGGTTTCCCGGACTTTGTTCTCCATTTTTGCTTTGTCCACTTCGTCAGACTTTTTTGAGGTTTACGTTTAGGCATTAGTCTCTGTACCCACCACCAGCCTTTTTATAAGCGCTCGCTAACATTTGAGCCTTTCGAGCACTCCACTGACCGGGTTTTCCGCCTTTTCCGCCAGCCTTTATTCTGCTGAATAAACGCTTACGCATTGCCGGTTTTGTATAGTTACCCGCCTCGTTAACCCTGCTTTTGGATTTTCTAGCAGGAGACTTCTTTTTTGCAGTCGTTTTCTTTCTAGCAGCCATCAACATCTCCACCTGCGCCGTGCTTGGCGCAATCTACTATTTGGGTTTTTTGCAGCTTTGGGAAACTTTTTCATCTGGCCCTTACTACGAGCGCAGAAAGATTTACGACGAGCAGCCCTAGCTTTTGATTTGGGCTTCTTTTCTGTGACAGCAGTTTTAAGTTTACTGCCCGGATTCTGGCGACGGTACTTAGCAACTCCCTTGGCTGTCATGCCAGCGCCAGATTTAGTAGGACGCTTATGACCACCCTTGATGGTCATACCTTTCATGCCAGTTCCGCGTTTTTTTCGTGCCGCCATGACAACCCTACATTTTACATTGACCCGTTAAGATGCGTAGTATTTCACCGCACGAATAACGATTTGATAAGCATCACCGGATGCTTCTGTTCCTAAGGTAGAAAGAAGAATGTCACCAGTCGCATTGGTGCCATACATTTTTAACCCGCCTACATTAGAAAAATCTTGGTAAGTCCAACCAACGCCAGCATTGAAAGCAACTACATCAGTATCTGCATCATACCAAAGCTGGACCCCATCAAAACCATGAACCTGCGCCCATATTTCTTGAATACGGACTTCATTGCATGATTTTCCGGTAGCGCTGGTGTTCAACCCAGAAACATCAATCTTGGTTACCTTAGATTCACCAGTAGAGTCAGAAAGGTTTGTTAACTGAACAACTAGTTGACGCTCTCCATCCTCTATGGTGGTCACATTTACTGCATCCGCCATATCAATCTCCTAAAGGTGGAGAGGGGCGAACCCCTCTCAAACCTTAAATTACCGTTCAACCGCAGCAATGATGTAATCAAGCGTCATCGTTTTAGCTGCCGCAGCGCCATTTTGAATGCCGAAAGAAACCGTAAGCTCTTCGTCATCAGGCACATTGGTAAGCGTTGACTGCTCGGCTACCTTTGAGTCGTCAATGAATACACTGAAAGACCCAGAACCACTGTTGCCATTGGGATCATAGGCAAACGCAACCGTGATAAAGGTGTCGTCCGCAAGCGTACCCACAGCAGAATTTGAAGTTGCCGAATTATTCTTTTCGATATGGAAATCGATGTTGGTATCGCCGTCATCTTTCTGGAAGAAAATTCCATCAGTGACATCAAGCGGTGTGGTATCAGTGATCTGAAGACCAATCACAACGTCAGACTGCGTTGCATCGCTAACCTTAAAACGAGCCTTAAAGAACATCCTTTTTGTGGAGACGTATTTAAAGCTCTCACCTTTAAGGTTGAAGAAGTCTGCGTCATTATCAGCATCATCGTTGGTGACAAGCAGAGCGCCACCAGCAACAGACGTTAGGGCCTCAGATGCATTACCAGAGCCACCCTCGGTGGTCGTGATCGTCCACTCATCAGCGTGATAAGTGAAAAAATCGTTCACATACGAATAGTATTTGAACGGATCAAGATAGGGATAATCGTAAAGCGGATTGCCAACAGTTTGGTTGGAAACACCGTTTGTAAAGTGCGTGGTTGCCATAACAGTTCCTCCTTAGAACCAGCGCATATGCGCCATTACGACAATTAAAGAAAAGAGGGGGAAACCCCGCAAGGTCTCCCCCTCATTGGGATTAGGAAGCTCCGGGGGAACCGAAGATTCCAAGGGGATCAGAAACACCGAATGAATAACGCTCACGCGCTTTGTAGCGCACGTTACCCGTTTGGAAGTCACCGTCCATCGCAGTCGTCATCGGAGCACGTTCAAAATGCTTCATGCCATTCGGCACATCAGTGCAAATGAACCAAGCATTTGTGTCCGTGAAATAATGATTGACCGCGTAACCTTCAGGGATCGTACCATTGGTCATGATGGCGTTGACATCATTGTCAGCGGTTCCAACCCGAAGCTCGGATTCGAGAATTCGAGTTGCAACGAACATCAAGTCCGGTGGGACAATCAATTTGCGGGGACGAGCCGCAATCAGAAGGCCACGTTGATCCGTCCACTTTGAGATTTGAATAACAGAAGCCTCAAGAGAGGTTTCATTCAAATCAGACGCCGTGGCAGGACGGTTTGAGTTAGTGCCGCCACTGACCAACGGGTGGGCAGTGCTAAACAACGTAACACCATCACCAGATTGGAAAGTGTCAAAGCCGTTGTTCAAAGGCGTGGCAGCTTTCACCTGCTTCGTATAAGCCATCGCACGGGCGAGAGCTTTCGTATAACGAGCACTGAGAGAGTCATAGAGGTTATCCTCCATAGCTTCTTCTGTGATCGCGAAACCCATCGCAACCGTTTCATGGTTATAACGAGCAGTGAAAGATTCCTGCGCGACATCATACGAAATCGACGCACCTTCGTTCTTGACAGGCGCGGCGTCGAACCCTGAAAGAGCCACTTCCTCTTCAAAGCTACGCTCCGAAGATTCTGACTCATAAATCATGGTATGTTCGTCTTCGTACTTTTCGTACTCCAGACCGAAGAGGGCATTCAACCCCGGCAGGAGTTCTTTAAGCATTTGTGCTCTTGAGATAGCCATTGCTCAGACCTCCTAGATACCAGTGGTATCTTGATATTGGTGAGAAGCACAACTGTCACCAGTCGCGTCACCACCAGAGTTGAACTTACAGATGACATCAGTGAAGCTGTCACCAACCGAAGAGTTCGGACCATCTACGAAATCAATGATACGAACCGGAAGAGTTTTCGTGGTAGCGATTGTACTCGCATCGATAGCATTCTTACTCGTTCCGATTGTCGTAGAACCAGCCGTTTGAACCACAGCCACGTTGTTGCCAAGAGCGGTTTGAGCCAAAGAGGCATCGCCCTGAGCTTGGAAAACCACATTCGGGTCATCCACAACATAAGCCATAATATCATCCGCTGCCGTAGAAGCGGGATACGTTTGGTTAAAGGTTAACTGGTTAGTGTTTGGATCGGTGTATTTACACCCAACAAAAATTCCACAGGGCGTCATCGTTGTGGTACCAGTATCTTTTTCAATGGTACCCGTGTTAACGATTTTTACGACATCCCCATAAAAAATGGCTGTTCCGTAATCGTTGGCAATCTTAATGTGACGAATTGCATCAGACCAAGTTCCGCCGCCAAGAAGACCAACAGGACGGAAACCATAAGGCGCAGCAGTCGTTGCCATTGCCTAATCTCCTTCCAAGGACAAAGTTTAAACCAAGGAGATTAACCCGGCTTCACACCACTACCAAATTGAACCCTAGTTGTGGATTCATTCAGCTTAGGCATTCGCGGATCACTCTCCCGCATGAAGTTATTATCAACAGACTCAACCTGCCTAGCCGCTGCGTTCGCATAATATTCGTTACGCGCCTCTACATTTTCGATGGTAGTCTTACAAAGAAGAAGACCTCCAACTTCGATGTTCCCTTCCCACTTCGTACCGTGGTCAGATTGAAGCATCAACTCTGGATGATCCTCAGCCCTTACAGGCTCCCATCCTTCCCGGAAACGCTTGGATGCATTCACATTGTCTGCGTTACCAAGAGTAGAAGTCCTAATCCACCGAAAGACATAACCATCTTGCGGGGTTGGATCAGGAAGAACTTGCGGCGGTTCCCATGCTTTTGTACGCACCTGTTGCTCACGGGTATCCGTCTGTCTCGGTTTGCGCTCTGATCCTCTTACGTCAGCCATTACTCATCTCCTTCACAAGCTGTGCCGCGTACTGTTGAGGCGATAACCCAAGTTTCTTGGCGAGAGAAACCTGAGTGCTAGTCAACTCCACTTTGCGCGGTGTACGCCCCGTCCCCCTTTTGGACGGTGCTACCACCGGGGTTCTTCGGGAAGTCGGAGCCTCACTAGCTTGTTCTTGGCCTTCTCCGAAGAATTCAGAAAACTGCTTTTGTAATGCAGTATCTATATTCTCATAATAGCTTGGATTGTTTCTTGGGTCTACCCCTTGTTTTACAAGTTTTTCGTGTAGACCTACAGCATACCCAGTCATCTCTTCATAACCCGGCTGCTGAAACCAAGCGTTTCTTTTCAACCAATCAACTGCCATGGGATCGGGTGGTGGTATGTTTGGTTGTTGTTGCTGTACCGCTTGCTGCTGGGGGACAGCTTGTTGTTCAAAACTATCGCTTTCAACAGAGAACCTTGTCTTTTCTGCATACAGACGGCTCAAATCCTCTTGAGCGCTAACAACCGAATCTGTATCGCCATTTTCATATGCTTCTTTGTAGCGGCGTTTTACAGACTCAATCTCCGTATCAGTCTTAGCAGCTACCTGATCATACAGAAGACGTCTTAACTCAGCCGATTGATTACGCAAATCTTCGTTTTGACTTTGTATTGACTGAGCATAGTTTACAGCTTCAGTGTTTTCTCTTTGAAAGCGTTCTTTCTCTCTACGCTCTTCGTTGTAATCATACCGAAGTTTGTTGATCCTTTTTTGGATACGCTTGCTGAATTGCGTTTCATCCAAATCTTCATCTTCGCCTTCAGCATCATCAGCGTCATCAGCCTGTTTAGCTCTACCACGATCTTCTTCTGGCGTATCATCTACAATACTTACCTCGAAAGCATCCGGGTCAGGAACATCTTCCTCTTCTACCGCATCTTCCGCTTCTTGGACTGCACCCTCTTCAATCATACCCTTTTAATCCCCCGTGGGTCTTCCACTATTGCCTCTACGGAATCATCATTGATGATGCGAAACTCTTGACCATGCACCTCTATTCTAGTGCCAGTATAAGATCGCATAACAATCCAGTCTCCCTCTTTACACCAAGCGCCGCCGGGGAACCGCTCCTGATCTGTGTAAGCATCAGGCCCAATTTTTAAAATCATTCCCGTAATACTAGCCGCTTCCTCTCTGCGACGAGTATCTTCTGGCAGCAAGATGCCACCTTCTGTTTTCTCTTCTTTTGGGGGAATTGCTATTAGCAATTTATAGCCCACTGGATCAGGAAGAGCCTTTGCCTTCCTAGCATCATCCAATGGGATAACATTTTCTTCAGTCATCCTCTTCTCCTTTACGCAAAGCCTCAAAGAGATCGATAAGCTCTCTTTCGGCCAATGCAAGGCCCTGAATTACTCCAACAGCCTTGTTATACTCTTCAAAGCTACTCGCACCACCAGTAGCCAAGAAGTCAGCCTTCTCATTCATGTACGTCCTGAGGTTCTTTTGGAATACCTCATAGACGTTTTCCGTTATAGGCACATATCACCTTCAGGTTATTTTTAACCTGAATTATTTCTATTACCATTATTGGGGTTCATCAAGCTTTTTCCAACATCTGATAATATCTTTGCAGTGTCCATAACGCCCCTACGCTGAACATCTTCTTTCTTCTGTTCAGCCTCTAATGCGTCTTTAGCTATCTCGACACCCAACCTAGCGCCTTCCATACGCTCTTGAGATTTAATCCTAAGAAGTTCAGTCTCCTGACGCATTTGAGCTTCCTTCAAGTCCTTGATCATCCGCGCAGTATCAGTCTGGGCCTTACGCTCAAGGTCTGCTGCTTCAAGCTGAAGCTCTTGCTGCTGCATTTGTATGACAGGGTCTTGCGCTTTCTCCATCGCCTTCTTCTGCTGCTCCTCCATCACATCCTTACGGAACAGCCTGTCAGAAGCTTCTGCGACAAGGCGAGACAGTTTAACTTCAACATCTTCAGGAAGAGGTTCACCCTCAGGTGGTAGCTCAACCCCCATCTGTTTCTCTATCTCGCGTCTATATAAAAAGCCCAGATGCTCCTGTATGTGTGCTGCCATAGCAGCTTGTATGTTGCCAGCCATTGGGCTTTGACTTACCAGATTGGTTATCTTGGGGTCTTGTATCGCGTTCATGTGTACTTGTATGTGAGCTTCATGATCTTGATACGAGAACGCTTTGAGAGGCTTACCATTCAGAACATCCATGTTTTCCGACACAGGATCACGCGGTTTCTTCTCTTTGGTAAGCGGAATAATTGTATCCGCATCTCGAATACCCAGAACATCCAACATCTGCCTGTGCAGTTCAGGCATGTCGTACATTTGCGGAGCTTGTTGAGCGAGTTGTAATGCAGCTTGATACTGCATGATACGCTGGCTCATTGTAGATGAGTTTGGATCGCTGACCGGGATAACATCAATACGATTGTCAAAGTCCTCAGCTTTTACGGCGTCATCCTCTGCCTCATACTCGTAATCTGTATCTGCGCCATAGTCATGCACCAGATCAGAGATCAATACGAACTCACGCTTCATTGAGGCGTGTAATCGCGCCTGTATTGCGGTCATAACCTTCATTGACCGTTCAATCAAAGCCAGAGTTGTACCCACAGGAGCGTCTTGCTTCATGTCAGCAAGCTTGAGGTCGGTCAAAGAGGCAAACCTACGCCCTTCCTCAACAAGCTCACCAAGCATTTGATGCAGAACATTGCTGGGTTCTTTGTACGGCAGGAACGTAATGTTGTCTCTAATGGCACCACCGGGAACATCAACGTCTCTAAACTCACCCGGCATGATCGGGCTGTCATCACCCTTAATGCGAAGACCGCGAGACTTCAGACCACCCGGAAGATTGGACAGGGTACCAGCATCAACTAGCTGCCTTAGGATTGAAGTGGCGCTTTTTGCAATACCACCAATCAAATGTATTAAACCAAACCCATAGAACCCTAAACCCGGCATATACTGGTAATGCACGAAGTGCATACGCTTCATTTTAGACTTATCGTCCTCGTACCAGTTGCGGCGTATAGACAAAACCTTGTTATTTGACTTCAGAATAGTGACAACATAGGGCAATCCTATCTCTGTAGGCTCCCCATTCTCGTCTTTATCCTCAAATCCTTCTAAATCAAGGTCAACATGCATCTCTAAGACGACATGACGGTTGTCATTGTCCCCAGATCGGCTCTCGCCTTCCATTTCGTCGTATTTTTCTTGAATATCGGTCTCATAATTGGGTGCGTTACCCAATTTTACGTCTTTATACAGCCCAGCAACCTGCAATTTTCTAATTTCATTAGAGGATTTACGCATAATATGCGTATATCGCTCTGCTGACTGCAAATCAGAGCTTCCATAGCTCACAACAAAGTCTTCAGCAGGTACAAAAGTCGTACAAATTCGGTCCATATTTGAATCAAAGTACACTTTTTTGAAAGCAGACCCGGCCAAAGGCAGACTGAACAACAATTGTTCCATCTCAGGACGGTATTCAGTCATCTTTTCCGTCAAAAGATAGTTCATATAGTCTTGAACGCGAGTTGCCTGTTCCTGTTTGTCGTCTGACATTTTACCAAGAACCTTGGTTTTGACGGGACCAGACGCAGGAAACACCTCCATGATGGCCTGTGACTGAAAACGAACAACCGCCTCTGTCAAAATAGGATGGTATACACCACAGGCACCCGGCCAAGGCGTGGTCCTGTCTTCTGCCTTCAGGCCCAACAAGTCCAAACCCTTTACATAGGCATCTGCCCAGTCAGAACGTGAGTTTTGATCCATCTCAAAATCAGAACTAAGCTCTGATGCCAAAGCATGTAGGTCTTGGTCATCCATGATTTCTGCCAAGTTTGCGTCATGGCTATCTTGAGCCAAAACGCTATCCTCAGGATTGAAATCAATAACAACGCCGCCGTCTTCTGTTGAGATTGCAACAGCCTCAGGGTTTACAACAGCCACCTCAACCCCTTGCGCTGGACCGTCTGGGTCCATCAACTCTATTTCACTCTCTTCAAGACGTTTTTCTACAGCCATCAGTATTTCCTTCCGAGGTTGGGTACATTCCCGTATAAGAACTCCCTATAAGGATTTGTACCCATCCTCTGCCTTGTCACTAGGATACCTAATTTAAACTAGCATATTTTTTTCGTAAGAATGTTAAAAATTCTACACCACTATCGACATCGTGAAAAACATTGATCATGCCCGGATCATTTTGGTTTTTCTCAGGATCAATAATCGTTAAGACTGCTGGTGATATATTTTGATCGGGCAATCCCAATGCTGTCGCATAGTCATCATGTATTTTGTATGACGCCACTCTCAATGCGTGAGATATAACACCACTCAAGGGGTTCTTTAAAATTTGATATCCCGTTATGTGTTTATGACCAGCTATAACAATGTGGTCTGTTACACCTCTTTGTATTGCCTTCGCAGGGCCGTGCGCTGGATTGTATTGAGAATGACCGGGCCAATCATGACGCGCATTAACAATTACAGAATTGCCATTAGGGAACTGCAACTCAATTCTAGCGCCGTGTGATTTGTACACACCCATTTGGTTCCTAACCATCCATTGGATTGGATCACCGTTTCCAACCCACATGTCATGGTTTCCACCAATAATATATAGCCAGTCAACGCTGGTCATCAGCCATTCAACCAACCGCCAAGTTTCTGCCTCAGTAGTTGACTGATAGGCGTGTAAGCGAGCAAGCCGTCCAACCCAGTGGTTTGCCATATCGCCAACATTAGCACCGAACAAGCCCTCCGTAGAATTGATAAGATCAATGTGCTCCTCTAACAGGCTGATGTTAGTTCCGGGATCATCGACATGGTTGTCTCCCATGTGAAGAATACCGATTGGCCCGTCAATTTTTACCTTACAGGGTATTAGAGCATTTGTCTTTGAGGCTTTGTCTCGCCTCTTAAATTCTTTTCTTCTGCGAGCTATGATATCATCAACATCAGCTATATCTTCACCAATGTCTTTTCTTTCTATGGCGAACGGAAAATCGTCACTCATTTTCTCCATTAGTTCTTTTCTTCGCCTAAGAATGTATCGAAACTTTCCGCCACTTATACCCAACTCTCTGGCAAAGCTGGCCGCATCAGAATCACTTGCCATGAAAGCTTGATAAACTTCCTCACACTCTTCTAGTGAGTATGGATCACTTCTAGATGAACTGCGATTGTTTCTTTGAAGCTTGGCGCTGATTGCCATTAGTAATACTCCGCTTTTGCACGGGGAATAAAGTCCTCGTCATCATCTGACGACATCCTTATGAAGCCACCCTGCCTAAAGCGAAGTAATGCCTGAGTGCTACTGTCTACTAAGTCATCGTGTTCCCCAACAGGGAACGATGCAAACTCTTCCATGACCTCTTCCGCCCAAGAGGTTTGGGGCGTCCACACAACCCCAGAAGCAAAGAGATCACTAACGGCATTTACACGGGCTATCTTGTCATTGCCTCTAGATGGTGTGAATTCCCCGATAGGCATACCCATCTGACGCAACTCAAATATAAGCGGCATTCCTGCTGCTTTGGCTTCCACGATACAGGCATCTGGCTCCCACTCGTTATATGTTTTCATTGCGACACTCTTCAGTTCTGGAAACTCCATCCTGTCCTTGAATGCATCCAGAAGAATTATGTTCGCGTTACCAGCCTCATCTTCATCAGGGTAAAAAACACCCCAAGTCGTACACGCTGAATAGTCGGCGCGTTCAGTTTTGAGAAAAGCCGTATCCCAAGACTGAATTATAAACTCACATGCAGGTGGTTGCTTCTCTTCCCATTTGCGCCACCACTCTCTTTTGATGATCGCATTTTCTTCAGCGGTCGGGTCTTGTTGATATTGTGCAGACCATTTTGACGCTGGCAGTTCTGCTTTTAGCTTTTCCAACTCTGGTTGCGGCCAGAACTCAGGCCACAAAGAATTGCCAGACGGCAGTATTGCGGGGAGTTGAATTACCTCCCATTCATCACTGCCATCTCTCTGTTGGGAAGCTTTTAATATTTGACCAGCCAAATCACGTTGATGCCACCGCGTCATAACGATAACAATAGCACCGCCCGGTTGCAGCCTCTGACGCGGACCTGACGTATACCACTCGTATACAGGATCAAAGACTGATGCGTCGGGAGATCGTGCTTCCTGTTCACTGTGCGGATCGTCAATGATCAGGAGATCAGCACCTTTACCAGTGACGGCACCACCTACACCGATAGCAAAATATTCCCCGCCCTTGTTCGTATTCCAACGTCCAGCAGCTTTTGAATCTGACCTTAGAGATACATCCTTGAACACAGCCTTAAAGTCATCGTCCCCGACAAGGTTTCGCACTTTACGACCAAAGCCAACGGCCAGTTCCGCAGTGTGAGCGGTTTGTATGACTTTCTTTTCGGGGAACCTACCGAGAAACCAAGCAGGTAGAAGATACGATGCAAACTCAGATTTTGTATGCCGTGGCGGCATGTTGATGATCAGTCTTTTCAACCTGCCATCACACACCTTTTCAAAAGCATCTGACATGATCTCATGATGAGAGCCATGAATGAAAGCGGGCCACATTTCCTGCACAAACTTGAGAAAGCTGGTTTGGGAAGCCTCTCTTTTTGTCGCTACATCCAAGTCTTGTAGCAACTTTAGTATCTCCTCCTGTTCCTCTACAGGAAGAGTAGAAACCTTATCCAGATAGCTTTGAAGCTGTGCGTCCATTCAACCCCGTTTCAAATTAGGAAAAGAGCGCCGAAGCGCTCTCTTCCCGGTGCGTAAAGGGGAACTTGCGCGGGTATCGGTAGTCCCGGCACCGGACTCAAATAATGAGTACACAGTGTTTATAATAAATAATACCCACAAAATCAATAACCTGTATTCTAATCAAACAACGCGGAAGAAAGACATCGGTATTTCGTAAGCTGTCTCAACATCCATAGGGTCTTTTCTATCTACTCTTCCCCATGTCGTTTTGGTTACTTGACCCGACTGAATGTAAGAGTTCATGTCAGAGTACCAGTCTTCAAAAATCGCGTGACCTTCTTTTGTTATAGGGTAGTTCTCATAATTCTTGGGGAAGTGAAAAGGGTTATACACCATCATGGCTGTACATAAATCATTCCACTTCACTATTAGAACGGACACAATCTCATGCTTAAAAGACGTATTGATCAAATTATCGATTTTTCTTTTCGATATCTTGTAGCTGTCAAAATCGTCATGATTGTAGTTTCTGCATTTGATCTCAACGATTGCAACGGCAGGGCCTGATCCAAAGTCAGAACCTACGTCGTCGCATGTCAGCATGTAATCATAGCAGGAGAAGTTAGGGGATTTTTTAAATCCAAACCTGTTTTCTGGTGGCATGTATAGATTATTTGCCCCGTGCCAGAAATAAACCTCAGTATCCATAACGGCAGCAAAGTTGTCCATCACAGACAGTTCGTTGTCCAAGTCATGCTGTCTTTGGTAAGTCGGTCTCATCCCTCATGCCCTTCCATACGTTGATGGGGTAAATTGATCTAGCAGAGTTTTGGTCGATATGCAGAAATCCTTTCTCGAATAAAGTTTTCACAACATAAAAAGCATGGGATACAGCTACCTCTTGATTTTCAGCTATCTCTCTGTAAGAGGGAGAGTACCTATGCATCTCCCAGAATTTCTCTACGAAATCCAGCACCTGCCGTTGTCTCTTCGTCAAACCAGTCATCCTCCAATTCCAAAATAAATATTGGCTTACCCATCGTGAGCGCCCATTCCGTTTCTTTTTCGACGCCGGGGCTATCCTGCCAACCATCCAAAGCAAGAATTGCAAACACATCGCACTTCTTAAAAAACTCGAAATCCCTTCTCAACCACCAAGCTGAATCATGACTGCCACACGTTTCATCAACTTGCATTCCGTAGACTATAGGCGAGAAGGCCCATATTCCCTTGTTGAGTAGCCATTCAGTCGTAATGGTTACCTGCCTAGCTCTTTCTCTCCAAACGTCCTCAGAGACGCCCGTATGAGGCTGGAAGGGCTTTTCTGATTTGAAGGGGGATGCCAGATACACCAAAGCGTCCCTGCATGAGGCAGCAAACACAAAAAACGTGGTGGTTTTAGATAAGTCTTTCTTCAGTTGAATTTTGTGGAAGTTCATAGTTCCACCAATTGAGGTACGCAGTGAATATCCTGAACTCCTGATTCACCGTCGAATGTTTTGTGGGCAAAAAGAGTTATGGGGATATAGTTTTCTTTTACGTGATCCATACAGGCTTCTTTCGTCTCAAATAAAAGAGGCTGATCATATCTGTTGTCTATCTGAACCGCGTCATAGCCATCAGGAGATACAGAGGTCATGATAACAACGATAATCCACTTCATTTACCCTGCCCTCTGTATTTTTTCCAATTCTTCCGCTTGTGCTTGTTGATGGGACGACTAAACGCAGATCGACCAATGGAGGTCTTTTTGTTTTTTGTGATATTAGCCTTGTGCTCAACTTTCTTAGCCAACGGATCAACCCCGAACAAATCTAGAACTGACCCCTTATACTAGTAGTACTAGTGCTTAGTCTAGACTAAAAATATAATTATAGGCTAGACTAGGACTAGACTAGAACTAGAATCTATGCTAGAACTAGCCTAGTTCAGTTGTTGAGTTGAAAATTTAGAGTTTCCTCCCTGTGCATAAGCTGCACAACTTGGCTAGGCCAGATGTACATTTCGGGTAAATCTGGTCTAGCTCTTTTTTAAAAAAACGATGGGCAGAAGATCAAATTTTGACCGGGCCGAAAGAGATTTTTATCCGACACCGCCCAAGGCAGTCATCCCTCTCGTACCGCATATAGCGGATATCACTCGTTACGAAGAGCCATGTGCAGGTAATGGAGCACTGATAAGTGTCCTAAAGGGATATGGTAAAGTCTGTAGTAGAGCGTCAGACATAGAACCACAGATACCCACAATCAAAACAGGTGATGCAACACACCAGCTATCGTGTATGGGGGAGGCATTCATCACAAATCCCCCGTGGTCTAGAGATACACTCCATAAAATCATAGAAAGACTATCCAGTATCGCACCAACCTACCTGTTGTTCGATGCAGCTTGGGCGCACACCAAGCAAAGCGCACCGTACATGCACCTATGCAAGAAGATCATTAGCGTAGGAAGGATCAAGTGGATCGAAAACTCACCATATGTGGGTAAAGAAGATTGTGCATGGTACCAATTCGATAAAAATTATACAGGCAACACTATATTCGTGGGCCAGAATGGTACCTAAATGGGGGTACCCCCCCCTAGCCATGAAAATGCTGTGATTATTTGTGTGGAATAGTGTGTATGCCCGGCACCCTCGCGCTAACAATTACAGGGGGGTGGCCCCCCCGTCCCCCCAGCGCCAGCCGATAGTGTGGCTACAAGGGGTGACCCCGTGGCCCGATTTTCCTGAGAGAACGGCAACACCGGCACCGGGTTATTTTTAACCCGAGCGACCCAGCAACGATGTCAGCTTGTCCTGCAATTCGCGACGCAGTTCGTCAGGCGAGCGGTCACCGCTGTCGGTTTCGATGCGCTCTACGAACAGACCCACATCATGGGTCTTGCCGAGCAACTCCAGCGCCCGGACGCGAGCGCTGTCACTCTCCGCGTTCACCGCTTCATGCTCCAGTCGCTCCAGAACGAGCCGCCGCCGGGAGAGCGCAGAGGCGGACGCAGCGCGCTCAATAGACGCCTGATGGGCATGCAGTCTCCGAGCGATCTCCGGGTGCGCTGCAAGTCGCCACGCCTCAGTGTCGATTGCGCTGCGCTTCATGCCCTTGGCATTGTATGCGTTGCAATAGGCGTCGTATTGGCTCTCGCCTCTTATCAGTCCCGCAAGGAATCGCTCTTGCTTTGCCGTTAACTTGCGCTTCGCAGGTCTCGGCTTCTCACCGTCCGCGTCCTTGCCGCCCTCGACCAGTGTAAGCTTTGGCGCATCGTCGCCTTGATTCTTGTCGTCTTCCATGTCTCGACCTCTAAAATATGCCCGGATAATAGATACCCTCTAAAACGCATTTTAAGCCCCTCTGAGGGGTCTTTGGCTTTTCGGGTACTCTGACCCATAAAATGGGCTAAGGCGATTTGTTCCCCTTACGTTCTCATTTACAGGTTAATCTTAACCCCACGAATCAAGCGCTGGAAGTGTTAATTCAGGCGTCTCGTCATCCGAATTATTTTTGTCGCCGTCGCTCATGTCCGCGTCTTTCAGGTTAAAAGTAACCCAACAAATGTACGTTTTCTGCGGGTTTCAGGCAATGTGTAAGAAAAAGCACTGAATGTGCACAAAGTGGGTTTACATTGTGTTTCCAGTGTGGGATAAGATGGTCAACGCCGCTGAGGGGCGGGGCCGCAACAGGCCCAAACATCCCAGAAGGAAGACCCCAGATCAGGGGCAAGGGCCAACCAGACGAGCGCCCCGCAGACCCGGACATCCTTTGTAAATCGCCGGGCTGGTACAACAAACACCCGCCGACGCTGGCGTAGGAAACCAGAGGCGGGGAACACCGGGACGGTGGCGCTGCCACATTAACCATTCAGCCTAGCAATTGAACGTGAGGGCGACACACGGTCGCCAACTTCACCGCCGCCCGGTCAACGTGTCCGGTGCTGACGCTGCACCGCTGATGAGCGCAATCCTGCGCCTTGGACCTAGCAAGGTCGAAACACACACATGAGGATGACCATCATGAGCAACATCTTTTTCGACGCCGCCCACACTGAGATTGTAAACGCGAAGCGCAAGGAAGAGGCTATCTCAGCCTTTCGTGATGAGCAGAACGTCGAGCCGAACAAGCTCTTCGCAATCGCCCACCTCGCGGTGGTTGCCAAGTCGCTGCGCCTTGACGAGGCAAACTTTAAAGGCCGCAAGGCAATCGCTGGCAGCTTTCGCAAGATGATCGTGGACGCCGGTGTGAAAGAGGCGAAGGCGAAACTATTGGCGGAGAACGCCATCAAGTTCGCTCGCCACGGTGAATTCGGCAACGCGGTAGAAGCCGCCACACGCCACAACAGCACCGGGGACTTCGCTCAAGAAATCGGGGCAACATTTGCTGCCCTCGAAATCACCACCCAATCCAAGCTGGTGGCCCTGCTCAACCCCAAGGAAGACCGGACCCCGGCGCAGGTGCTGGCAATCGCCGCGCTGAAGGCGGCGGGTGCGAAGGCTGGCGACATCACGGTGACCGCCAAGCGCGTGTCCACCGGGACCGTTGCCGACGACGACGCAGCGCAAGTGCTGCTCGACGCCGTCGCCCTCATCCTGCCGGGTGCGGCGGATGTCGCCGCGACCTTGGTGGACGCCATCAACAGCGCGGACCTCGACAAGGCCGCGTAATCCCTACTGACGAGACCCGGCTGGTAACCGGGCGAAACCGCCGAGAGGCGGTCTAGGGAAACCAAAACAAGGAACAAGAGCATGGCAATCTACCGCATCTGGCAGTCACCAAATCCCACCTTTTCCTCGAAAGATATCGAGTGGAACGAATACCGCAGCGCGGGATGGGTTCGCGCCGACAACCTCAACGAGGTATTCGAGGCTGGCAATCTCGGCAAGGTACACAAAAGCCCAACCGCTAAATTCCTCCGCAGCGTCAGCGTGGGGGACGTGATCTCAACGGCAACAGACAGCGGCTCCCAGTATTGGGTGGTCGCGCCCTTTGGCTTTGAACCTTTCAACCCTTGACCCTGTCAGGTGCCATCTGAGCGGTGGCACCGCGTAGGATCAAGTTAAAATTAACCTAACGAGGTGACTCATGACTGAATATAAGCAACCACAGGGCGTGGACAGCGGCGCCCCGATATGCGGCCCGACCGCCGTTGCGGTGCTCGCTGGCATCAGCTTGCACAAGTCAATGGACAACATCCGCAAGCTGTGCGGGTACGGCCCCAAGTGGAAGGGCGGGACGAAGAACCCGCGCTTCGGCAGCACATGGTTGAGACCGGAGAGCGGCGACCTATTCAAGGCGCTCGACCATGCCGGTCTCAACCCTCGCATCGACGCCGACCTCAACGAGCGGGTCAAGCGCTGCACTCTCAGGAATGCAGTGCGCGACCTTCCAAAGGGCGGCGCTTACATGCTCATCACCGGGGGCCACGCACAGGCCTACGTCGATGGGCTGGTCTTCGATCAAAGCACTAAGCCAGAGGGCGATACCCCGGCGGAATACTGGGGACGCCGCAAGAAAATATTCCTTGTGGTCACAGTGGACCGCAAGGCTCGCAAGGCCGCGCCCAAGAGGAGCGGCAAGGTTCAACTCGTAATCAAAAACGGGAAGGTGACATTGTCATGAAGTTCGTTAGCAAAGCCGAAGAGCGCCGGTTCAATGCGCTTAAGCATCGCTCGCCTGTAGCCTCAGCGCTACAGGGCGGGCAGTTCCAGCAAAAGAAAGTCGCGCCCCGCAAGGGACGCGGGTCTTTCCGCCGCCACCCCAAACACAAGGGAGGAATCTGATGTTCGTATCTGAGAAGGCGGTGAACGCCGCCGCTGACGATTTGATCCAAGAATTCGAGATTGGATCGTTGCACTCCCGGTCGTCTGTCCGGGAGATACTACCCCATGCCATTGAGACGATGGCAGAGCACGGGATGCCGTTTCGGCGGTCTCTGGCAATCGTAATTGCCAAGCGGGCGCAGTCTGCGTGGATCGAGATTGTCCACGCAATGAAATAACGCAGCAAGGGCGGGCTTCGGCTCGCCCTGAGCCGTGATAGTAGTTGACCAGCAAGCGCATTAGACTGGTGCGTTTGCCCGTCAATTATTGACGGGTTAATTTTAACCTGAAGAGGTGAGACATGAGCGACACGATCAAGAGCGATTATGACCTTGACCAGTACGCCGCCGCAGCGGCTCGCGATATCGTTGACGAAATCAAAAGACACGGCGGCGAAGCCTACGACATGGCGCGTGAGCACGCGAACGATTGCGAGTACGTGATCTATTACCATCACGCACATAGCATTTGTCAGAATTGCAACGTCGAGAATGGCGAAGCATTTCTTGAAGAGTGCGGCGGCCCCAGCAAAGGCGATACCTACAACAGTATCGCAGTGCTTATCGCAGGTGCGGAACTTCGCGCTCGCATCGAACAGAAACTTTACGACATGGGAGTCGAATCATGAAGGAATATGAAATTTCCATCGAAGAAGTTCTTGCGGATCAACCGGACTTGTTGCGAGCGCTTCGCGCCGTGCAGCAATTGCAACGCGAGCGCCAGCAGTTGCAACAGAAAGATGAGGTGACGACATGAGGTTCTTCGCTTTTCTCACGCTGGTGCTTTGCACCGTGTTGGTGTGTTCCCTGCCCTTCATTGTGGCATACGCGCCTGAGCAAGCGGCCCAGCAGGGCCACGTTCTCATGACCATCGGCTTCTTCGCCCCACTGATTGGGCTTGGGTCGATGGTCGTTCTCTGCGACGACTGAGGTTTCAAGGGTGGCATCCACGCGGTGCCACCAAGTGAGGCTTGAGTTAATCTTAACCTGAGAGGTGACTATGACTAAAAATGGAATGCAGTTTTTTTTAGACGATCTAAGAGACGCACTTGGATTGAAGTGCTTCGTTTATTTCAACCTGCACAAGAAATGCTTCAGCGTTAAGGCGCTCGAAGGCCCCAGCAAGGGCCGGGTGGTCGCTCATGCAGATATGGTATACATGGAAAACTGTATCTTCAAAGTCAGCGAAGCAGGACGCCGCCGCGTCCTACGTGAGAAACGGAAGAACGTTCACGCCGGGATCGTTGGTGTGGTGCGACCGTTTCCAGTAGGTCGTAATTTCGCATTAAATCCACGCTTCTGGGACATGAGCGACGAGCGGGCAGAGTTTCTGTCAAACCCATCAAATTATGTTGGGGTTAAATATAACCCCTACAAACATCGGAGCTTCGTTAAGGCAGACAATTCTGCCGTTCCTGTGTACACCGCAGACATATGCTGGTTGGACGCTTACAAGCGTTCTATCGGCGCAATCAACCCAAGCTATGAGGTGACTGACTAATGACTTACATCAAACCTTCGCAGTTGGTCGAGGCGCTTTGCCTCACCGTTCCCTATTCTCCCGCAATGATCTGGGGTGCGCCCGGTGTGGGCAAGTCTCAGATAATCCAAAGCGGTATCGACAAGATATTCGCCGCCGCCGCCAACCATCGCAACGTCCCTGCTGGTGTGGGGCCTGATCGGGATAAATATGACAGGCCAATTCTTTTTGAACGGCGCATCAACGACTATGACATCCTCGACTTCGCGGGTCTCCCCGTAGTTGTGGATGGCGTGCAGCGCCGCGCTCTCCCGGACATCTGGCCGGGTGTAGGCTCCGACGAGCCGGTGTACGGCGTCCTGTTCTTGGACGAGTTCCCGCAAGGTGCGCGGGAGAAACAGACTGCCGTGCAGCGGTTGCTCGACGAGGGCCGCATTGGCGACTATGTCCTGCCCGGTCACCCTAAAGCTGACCCCGACTGCAAGCGGGGATTGGTGGTGGTGGTGCTGGCTGGCAATCGCCAGTCTGACCGCGCCAACTCGCACGGTATGGGGACGCAGACAGGCTCCCGCCTCGTTCACTTCACGCTTGCCCCCGACGTTGGGGACTGGCTGGACTGGGCAGCGGGTGCCGAGGTGGACCCGTTGGTGACTGCATTTGTCAAGCAGATGCCTGAGTATCTGTACAAGTTGGACCCGACTGTGAAGTCGGACACGCCAACAGGTGCAACGCCACGGACGCTTGCCAAGCTGTCCCAAGCGGTCAAGCTGGCCCCATCTCCTGCGCTGGAGACGCCAGTCTACTCCGGTATCGTTGGTGAGGAGTGCGCTCGCGCCTTCCTCGCTTTGTGCCACGCCGCACGGGGCATCAACATAGACGAGGCTCTGGTATCCCCTGATACCTGCCTCATACCGTGTGAGGTGGGGCATCAGTTCGCGGCGGCATCTCTGCTAATACGCAGGGCAAACGCGGACAACTTCGCGAACATCGTCACGTTCATGGAACGTGGCGAGTGGTCGTCCCCGGAGATCGGGGTGTTCGTTGTTGAGGCAATCAAGCGGCGGGTGCCGTTAGTTGCCGAGACGGCAACCTATCGTGACTTCGCCCTACGCTGGGCGGACATTCGTTCCTAACCGGGGGGCTTCGGCCCCTCTCTTCAGGTTAAAATTAACCTGACAATCTTTATGAGGTGAGAAATGACTAAGCTTTCAGAAAAGGCCGTGCTTATCAAAGTGTATGGCAAGACTTGGCGCGGCATCATCAAGGACAAGGAAGCCACTGCGACAGCGGCGGCAAACTTCAACACCACTGACAAGTGGGTGAGCCTTTCCAAACGGCTGGTCGATCCAGTCATCTTGAAGCTGCCCCCAAAAATTCTTGGCGCGGCCCGGAACTATCTCCGGGGAAATACTGACGGTGCCTTGGACGGTGAACGCATCACTGGGGGGCTTCCCGCTTGGGATAACGACGGAAGACACATTCTTCCGAATGCATTGAACGAAAAGGTTCTTCGCAACCTTGGCGAGTTCCAATCTAAATTCGAGAAGGCGGTAGATGATCTTGCCAAGATACTGCCCGGTGCTATCGAACAGGCGCGGCAGGAGAACCCCGACCTCTTCAAAGACGCGGACTACGACAGCGCGGATGCAATCATCGAGAACCATTACGAGATGGGCAGAGAGTTGGACATGATCCCTGACTCGAACGACATTCGCGTCACCGCGAGTGCGGAGTTCGTCGCCGCTCTCAAAAGTGAGGTAGAAGGCCGCGCTAACAAGCGGCTCAACGAGGTCGCGGAGCACACCCGCACCGCAATCATCGACACCATCCGCCACTTTGCGGATAGCCTTGCCACTTATGACCCGGACAACAAGCGGGCAACCGCGTTCCGGGACAGCACCGTGGACAAGGTGCGGGAGCTTGTGCCGGTAGCACGGGCGCTAAATATCGACGGTGACGCACGGGTGGACGCCGCATTGACTGACATCGTCAATGTGCTGGGCAACCGCTCTGCTGCCTCACTGCGTGAGGACGCTGCCGACAGGCAGCATGTTGCGGCTCAGGCCACTAAGCTGGCCGACAACTTAACTACAATCTTTAACTAGGAGGTGACTACCGTGTACAAGTCAATCACTGACCCGGAATATGGGCGCTTGGTTCGCGCCCGTTCCCGCCTTGGCAGCAAGGCACCGGGCTATGCCAGCATCGTTTTCGGCTTGCCGCTGGTCGAGACCACGGCAACCGAGACAATGGCGACAGATGGTTCCTCCATGTTCTGGAACCGCGCCTTTGTTCAAAGCACCCCAGACGCCGAGCTTGAGGCGGTGGTGCTACATGAAGGGCTGCACGTTGTCCTCATGCATCATCTTCTTCGGGGCGACATCAATCCCGACCTGTGGAACCAAGCTTGTGACTACGCGATCAACTTGATCGTGTGGGATGCTAACTTACCATTGCCCAGTCAGGCTTTGTTCGATCCCAAGTATCGGGGGCTGTCTGCCAAGCAGATTGCCAAGATGCTGGGTGATCACGAGGACGACCAGCAGTCGGGCGACCAGCAGTCGGGCGGCGAGGGTGATCAAGCCCCTGCACCGCAAGGCGACGACAAGCCATCTGGCGCACCGGAGAACCCCACTCACGCCGGGGAGATATGGGACGCCACCGACGAGGACGGCGAGCGTCTCTCTGGTGACGCCTTGGAGGAGGCCACCGAGGCAATCCGCCGGGATATTATCGTCGCCTCTGAGGTCGAGAAGGTGACCGGCTCTGGCACCATCAACATCAGCGACGGTGTGCTGGAAGCGGCCAAGGCCGCAACCGTGGACTGGAAGGAAGCTCTCGCTGACTTTCTGTCTAAGGCGTTTGGGGAAGAGCCGACACTCGCTCGCCCCAACCGTCGCTTCATTGGGGGCGGTGACTACTTCCCCTCGACTGAAGGCGTGGGTGGCGGTGATCTGGTGTTCGCCATCGACACCAGCGGCAGCGTCTCGTCTAAAGAAGCGCAGCGCTTCGCTGATGAGATTGATAGTTTGCGAGACATCATCAAGCCCGACCGGGTTGTGGTGATTTATTGTGACACTCACATTCAGCGCACCGCTGGTGGTGATCTCTACGACGAGTTCACCGACTACAACGACATTGAAGTCGAGAACAAGTCGGGTGGCGGCACACGTTTCGAGCCGCCGTTCAAGTTATGCCAGCAAGAGGGCATTGACCCTGCCGCCTTTATTTACTTCACGGACGGCGAGGCCAGCTTGTCCAAGAAAGTGCAGGACGAGACGCACTTCCCTGTCTTGTGGGCATCGACCGGCGTTGACCCAAGGCGTGGCGACATCGATCCCTTCGGGGAATTTGTGAAAGTAGAGATGTAGGGGGCGACCCCTCATCTCTACAAGTTAAAATTAACCTGTAAACTTTTGAGGTGACGACATGAAATACAAAACGACCGTGTACCGCGTACTTACGCAATCAATTGAGGTGGAGGTGGAAGCGCCGTGGCGTTCACAAACGCGACCACCGACCGGCTTGGCATGGGTAAAGATGACGGCAGAGGACATGGCCGCTGAAGCGTCCGACCATGATTGGAGGGACGAGGGCTGGGAATTCGACAATGCCAATTTCAATTTTGTGG